ATCAGAGTTTCTTTCTGAGGTGCAAGGGATTGCCGAGGAAGTTCACCCCGAGAAGGTCGATTTGATCTATTGGGATGGCGCAGTTGCGGGTCATGAAGAATATGACGGAAACACAGTAACTAACATTGTTAGTTCTACTAAACCAAAAGGTGGTGGTGGCACAGACCCGACTTGTGTGATGCGTTACTTGAAAGAGAATGCAATTAGACCTGAGGCAATCATCATGCTGACGGATGGATATATCGGTAATTGGGGAGAGGAATGGGATGCGCCAATTCTATGGACTATTGTTAGAAATTCAAAGACTTATGCCCCAGTTGGTAAAACAATTCATATTAAGGAGTAATCGTATGAGCAAAGTAATAGTAAGCCTAGGGTGGAGTAACGAGTATGTAATGGATGCAGACAAAGCCCTAACAATGTTAGACCTACTAAAGGATGCAGAGATATATAAAGAACAGTATCGCTCGGCAGAAAATGGTGGGACTAACTACCACATATATGCCCAAGATAGAGATATATGCACCATGCGTGTATTGAGTAAGAACTTTTACAACCTAGCGAAGTTAGCTGGCAAACCTGAGGAGAAGTAATCATGAGTATTTCATCATCTGCGGTATTGGTAGAACTAAACATTAGTGTATGGACTGCCAACAAATTAGACAAAGGTGCAACCGATACTGTGCTTGCGAGTAATAGTGCGAGTAAAGATTCTGCACAAGTGCGTAAGAACTTAATGGCGGGAACGGACAAGCGTAAGAAGATAGCTGACTACGCTGCTAGGGCTAGGCTTTATCACAACCAGACTACCTTATCTTGGTCGGACAAAGGTGCGAGGCTTTTACCTACTAGTTTGTTTATGGACTACAAGTCGAACATGAATGTATATGAAAAGAACATGAATGTAATGATTAAAGACTTCTATACAAACTATGCAGACCTGATCGAGTTATCTAAACATCACATGGGCGATTTGTTTAATCCTTATGACTATCCTGATATTGATACATTGCGTAGCAAGTTTGGATTTCGATTGGTGTTCTCTCCATTGCCTGAGAGTGGGGACTTCCGCTTAGATATTCCGCAACAGGACATGGTCGAGATGCAAGACAAGTATGAGTTGGCATTTAACGATAGGCTAGCAGATGCAATGCGTGAGCCATGGGAGAAGTTGCATAAAGCATTAAGCCATCTATCGGACAAGCTGACTGACGAAGAGAATCAACAGGTGGATGGTAAGAATGCTAAGCGTTACCACGATACCCTTATCACTAGCAATCAGGAGTTGTGCAGTCTGTTGACCCACTTGAATGTAACCAAAGACCCATTGCTAGAACAAGCACGACGGGAGTTGGAACTAACAATGTTAGGTTTAGATATTGAAGATATCAAGGATAGCGCAGACTGCCGTAAAGAAGTGAAGTCTAAGGTAGATGACATTCTTAACAAGTTTAATTGGTAAGGGGGACTTATGTTTACTGTGTTAGTAACAATACTTTCAATAACAGGGGCGGTGACTTGGGCTTTTGCCCTATATGTTTTAGTTAATATTTACTTAGGGGAGAAATAATGTGGCTAATGTTGCATTAACAACCGACATATTAAGAAAGAGCATGCAAGAAATATTTGATGAGGTGTATTCAAACCATTCATTACAAGTATTTAAAGAAGAGCGATACATATTAGAACAATGCGGTAAGTTGTATAGGGTTAAGGACTGCTACGCTAGACCGACAGAGTATAAGACGGGCTGGCTAAAGCTAGGACAAGCACAAGGGTTTTTAAAATTATTGAGAGGAAATGAACAGTATGACTTATGACAATGTAAAACTTAAAACAACAGACAGGGGCGATGGGGTCAAGGTGCAATCAATTATCACCCCTTTCCTGCAACCCTTTATTGAGAAGCTAGCACTCAAGTATCCACAATGGACATTTGAAGAAGATAACACTAACTATAAGTGGGATAACTCTACTGGTAAGAGTATTAAGACAGACTTACAGGCTCTATGCTTTAAGGTAATGGACAAGCGTGAGGAGTTAGGGCAAGTCTATACACAAAGCTACCACTCTAATCATGGGCAACAGTTTTGTGTAGATAACTTCCGAGTGCAACAGTTGCGTGAGCGTGGCAACGGCATGAAAACAATCCACGAAAAGAAAGCCCTCAAGCATATAGATAAATACTTTGGTAAAAAGAACTTAGACGAAAAACTAGCGGATGCTAAGAATCAAGCGCAACATTGCGTGAATCGTGTATCTAGTGACTTAGGACAAAAGTTTGATTGGGAATGGAACAGATTGTCTGAGGCATCAAAGCAGTTTATTGTCGGCAGATATTGGGAAGAGTTTGTAGAGTATGCGAATAATGTTATTCCTAATAACACAGTAGATATGAATAAAATGCCTGAGAAGTTTGAAAGAAAGATTGCGGGTCAACAAGTTAGTGATGCTCTTAGAGAAGATAAGCATTACCTCGTATATGTTGATGGGCAAAACTATGCTATATTCCGCAAGAATGAGCCTACTCAAATTAAAGTAAGCGAAGAACTGCCTGAGTTTATCCGCAGAAGTGTGGGTTTGCTTAAGCTAGTAGAGGACAACCAAATAGTTAGCGGTGTTGGGTGTCGTGTTAATGCAACCACTTATGTTGTATTGCAACAAATCTAACAATGTTAGGAGGACAGTATGTTATTTAAAAAGAAATTAAGTGTAGTAAAAAATGAGAAAGAGCAACCTAAAAAAGAAAGGAAACCAGTCATGGCTACCGATATTAACTCTAAATTTATTTACCAAAGCGGTGCAGACTGCGTAAAGATATGGAAGCGTTACGGATATGTACCACCATCAGAATATCGAACTGATTATGAGTTTGGTAAAAATAGGGAGAAAGACTTACAAGTAAAGGAGAGTTATGAATGAAGTAACTAAAAAAGTTAGGGGTAAAGCAAGTAGACCAGCAATGATTTACTTTCCCCTTAGAGTTAGTGTAGAAGTAGCAGAGTATTTTGAGACTTACCCCAACAAAAGTAAAAAGATTCGGGAAGTTTTAGAGCAATTTATCCAACAAGAAAAGGTAATTAAAGATGAGAACAGTAAGCAAGAAATCACAGAAGTTAAATGACTACATAGTAGAGAACCCTGATGCAAAGGCTAGTGCGATTGCCAAGTTGTTTAAGGTAGCAATTCAATCTGTATATCAGCGTAAGGCTAAGCTAAAGTCGGCAGCGGGTAAAGAAGTAGTTAAGTTGCGAATCAGGTCTCTAAGTGCAGACGATAAGGTGAATAGCCCGAGCCATTATAAGGTTGGTGGTATTGAGACTATTGACTTTATTGAAGCCAAGCAGTTAGGCTATCATTTGGGTAATGTAATCAAATACATTAGTCGTGCTGACTACAAAGACGATAAGTTAGAGAACCTAAAGAAAGCACAATGGTATTTAAATCGTGCGGTTTCTCAGCTAGAGAAATAGTATTAGGGGGGTGATTTACTAGCTACTTACTAGTAGCCTTGTAGATGCGAATGTATTAGCTTTCGGTTAGTTCCCCCCAAGAGACTTTAGCTAACCGAATCCTTGAAGCCCGACGAGGGGCGGGTAATCTACATATCCCCTCACTTCAAATAAATTCTTATTGCCTTGACAAAGTCAAACCCTATGTTATCATAAGGGCATGGCACAAACACCCGAGAAAAAAGTAAAAGACAAAGTTGTAAAGATACTAAAGCAACATGGTATCTATTACTTCTTCCCCGCAACGCATGGCTTTGGGCGCTCAGGTGTGCCTGATGTTGTGTGTTGCTTTAACTCATTGTTCATGGGTATAGAGTGCAAGGCTGGAACCAATACACCTACTGCACTACAAGAAAAAGAAATGGCAGACATCCGTAAAGCGGGTGGAGTGACCTTTGTTATTAACGAGACGAATCTAACAATGTTAGAAAAGTACATACTAGGAGATAACGCATGAACCAAGGAGTTCAGATTTTATTAGAGCGTATGAGAAGTAACCCTGACGAATTTATACCGACTGTGCATGGGTACTACCCTAAAAAATGGCAAGATATTTTACTTGCCGTTCAAATGCGAGCCGAGGGGGGCAAGGACTACCAAGACCAGCTACCTTTTCTAAGCGACGAGGAAATAAAAGCCCTATGGGGTAGTATGCAACAACTGCAAGGCGAGCTGTTTACTAAAAAGGTTATGAATACTCTGCTAATGGATGCGGGGGAACTATCAAGTTCTTTTGGGGAACCAAACGACGCTAGCAAAAATTGGGGGACTAGCACCATAACGCTTTTAAATACTGGCGCAGTCTCAGGAACAATTACTGGAAGACTACGCTACCCATGAAAATATATTGTATCGACTTTGAGACCTACTACTCTCAGACTTATTCACTAACTAAGCTGACTACGGAAGAATACATCCGTGGTGCGGAATTTGAAGTAATTGGTGTTGCCGTGCAAGAGAAAGACGGTGAACCACAATGGTTTAGCGGTACTAAAGAATCTACAAAAAAGTGGCTCGAGCAATTTAATTTTCAAGATAATTTATTGTGCGCCCACAATGCCATGTTTGATATGGCTATCCTTAGTTTTGTATTTAATATAAGACCTAAGGCTATTGCCGATACTCTATCAATGGCAAGAGCAATATACGGAACTGAAGTTGGCGGTAGCTTAAAAGCATTGGCTGAATATCATGCTATTGGTGTTAAAGGCACAGAAGTATTGCAAGCCTTGGGCAAGCACAGGATTGATTTTACGCCTGAGGAGTTAGCAAACTATGGCGAGTATTGTAAGAACGATACTGCGCTTACTATGCAGTTACTACAAATACTAGGTGAAAATTACCCTTTAGTTGAGTTTAGGTTGATTGATCTGACCATTCGTATGTTTACTGAGCCTAGCTTGGTGTTGGATAAGCCTTTGTTGGAAGTACACCTAAAAGAAGTGCAAGAGAAAAAAGAAGTATTTTTGCAACAGTTTGCTCGAGAAGATTTGATGAGTAACGATATGTTTTCGGAGTTATTAATTGAACGGGGTGTAGAACCGCCTACTAAGATAAGTCCAGCAACAGGAAAGAAAACCTGGGCATTTGCTAAAACAGACGAAGGCTTTAAAGCATTGCTAGAACACGAGAATGAAAATGTGCAACTTCTAGCGGCAGCTCGTCTTGGTGTTAAGTCTACTCTAGAAGAAACAAGAACCCAACGCTTTATTGGGATTTCGGATCGGGGTTTATTACCTATACCACTACGCTACTATGCGGCTCATACAGGGCGGTGGGGCGGTGACGACAAAGTAAACCTACAAAACTTACCAAGACAAAGCCCTTTAAAAAGTGCAATCCGTGCCCCTATTGGGTACAAGATTATTGATTCTGACTCTAGCCAAATAGAAGCAAGAACATTAGCGTGGCTGGCCGAGCAAAATGATTTAGTTGATGCATTTGAAAGGGGTGAGGATGTATACAAGATCATGGCTTCGTCTATATATAACAAGGCGGAAGCAGAAATTAGCAAGGATGAAAGGTTCGTTGGTAAGACAACGATATTGGGATGTGGCTACGGCATGGGCAGTAAGAAATTCCAAATCCAACTCAAGACTTTCAATGTGGAAATTGAGGATGGGGAAGCCAATCGTATTATCCAAGTATATCGGGAAACTTATGACTGGATACCGTCTCTTTGGAGAAAAGCAGGATTAGCTTTAGATGCCATCATTAACAATCAGACTATGTCATTAGGTCGGGCTGGTGTGCTGACAGTCGAGGGTACAAAAGGTATCCGCTTACCAAACGGCTTGTACATGAAGTATCCAAACCTACGCAAGATTATCAATGAAGAAGGTAAGACCGAGTATGTATACGACACCAGAAAGGGTAAGGCGACTATACCTAACAGAATATACGGCGGTAAAGTTATTGAGAATGTGTGTCAGGCTTTAGCCCGAATTATTATTGGTGAGCAAATGCTAAAAGTAGCTAAGAAATACAAAGTTGTAATGACTGTGCATGATGCTATTGCTTGCGTAGTACCTAATTCAGAAGCTCAGACAGCTCAAGAGTATGTCGAGTTGTGCATGAAGATGCGACCTAAGTGGGCATTAGATTTGCCACTAAGTTGTGAGTCAGGTGTTGGTAGTTCTTATGGAGAGTGTTAAATGAATTTTACAGAAGATTGGTTCAGTAGCAACATACCTAACTTTGAAGCGTGCATGTCAGCTATACCCGAGAAGAAGTTATTTCTTGAGATTGGTGTGTTTGAGGGGCGCTCTACTTGCTGGTTACTAGAAAACGGGTTAGCGGATAACGGCACTGTGGTTTGTGTAGATACATTCAATGGTGGTCAAGAGCACGATGGGGTTGACTTTAAAGAAGTAGAAAGACGATTCTCTCGCAATACATCGGAAGCTATGAAGTTAGAACAAAGGGTATCGTTGTATAAAAAGCGGTCATACGATGCACTGGCTGAACTGATTAAGAATAGATACCCGTTTGACTTTATCTACATTGACGGAAGTCACACAGCCTATGACACTTTAAGCGATGCGTGTATGGCATGGGGGATGCTCAAGTCAGGCGGTGTTATGTTGTTTGATGACTATGAGTGGAACAAGTACCCCGAGTTAGTGCTTAATCCCAAACTAGGTATCGAAGCGTTCTTAGGTGTGTATGCTGGTCAGTACGAGATTCTGTTTAGAAACTACCAACTGGCGGTGAAGAAAAAATGAGCGCAGTAGTCATAACCCCTACAACGGGCTTACCATTCCTAGCTAAGGCGATGGAATCTACCAATAACCAACCATGCGAACATTGGATTGTGATTGACGGTGCAGAACATGCACAAAAAGTAGCCGACATACTGGCTACTGGGAATTACGTCAATAAGAAAATAATCTTGTTGCCTGAGAACACGGGTAAACCAAGCAATCATTGGAGTAAGAAGGATGGTGTTAAGTTCTTTGGCAATCGGGTGTATGCGGGTATATCTAGCCTAATCAATGCCGAGCATGTATTGTTTTTGGATGAGGATAATTGGTTTGAACCTTACCATGTAGAAACCATGTTGCAAATGTTTAAGATGCCAAACCGAGAGCATGAGTGGTGTTATAGCCTACGCAAGTGTGTAGATCAGGAAGGCAACTATTTATTCAATGACGACTGCGATAGCCTAGGAATCTTTGCAAGCTGGAAGAACATTAACTTGGTGGACATGAACTGCTACTGTTTTAAGACTGAGTTTTTAATGAAGATCAACTCTACCCTACAGACAGATTATTACTGGGCTGATCGTTTTTTATATAGGATGGCAGTATCTACGGCTAAAGACTTTTACAGCTACGGATGTACAGGCTTGTACACAGTGAACTACCGAGTTCGACCCGATGCGGAAATATTTTTTAAAGAAGGTAACAAATATATGCAACAACTTTATAACGGCAATTTCCCGTGGAGAGCAAAATGACTCATAAAATATTTGTAGCTACACCAATGTACGGTGGGCTGTGCGTTGGCGGTTACACCGTGGGGCTGCTTAATTCGGTACAAGAGTTTATGCGTCATGAGATGCAACTGTACTATGCGCACATGATGAATGAGTCTTTGATTACCCGTGCTAGAAACTCACTAGCCTATGACTTTTTAGGTACAGATGCTACACACCTGATGTTTATTGATGCTGATATTACATTTAACCCAGCAGACATTGTTAGCATGGTTAATGCAGACAAAGACATTATTTGTGGCTTGTACCCAAAGAAAGAGATTAACTGGAAGACGGTAGCAGAAGCTGTTAAGTCTGGGGTTGAGTATCAAGACCTGCCTAGCTATACAGGTTCTTTTGTAGTAAACCTAGTAGGTGATGTGGCACAAGCTACGGGTGATGTTAATGAGCCAATGGAGATTGATAACGGCGGCACGGGGTTTATGTTAATTAAGCGTAATGTATTTGAGGTACTCAAAGACAAAGTGCCAACATATACCAACGATATGATTCTGATTGTGGACAAAAGCCCAGTCAAGAAAATAATCCACGAGTTCTTTGCAACTAGCATTGACGAAGTATCCAACCGATTACTTTCAGAGGACTACCATTTCTGCAAGATTGCACGGCAGGCTGGCTTTAAAGTCTATGCTGCACCTTGGGCGAATTTAACCCATAGCGGAACGTATAACTTTAGTGGTCAATTAACGAGAGATTAATATGATGGATGAATATAACGTCAAGGTAACTGTTAGAAACAATCTCATTCTTAAAGCTATTAAAGATTTTGGGTACACCAACCTTAATAATTTTGCTAAGGCTACTGGTATAGGTGTTACTGGGATATACAGCTTAGTTAATCTTATGGAACCTCCAATTGGTACTAAAGGTGAGTTTATTAAACCCGCTAAGGAGCTGATGGAGGTTCTTGGTGTATGCCCTAGCGAATTATGGACAGACGAGCAGTTAACTTTAAGGCTGGATTCTAATCGTACTGAAAGAGTAATGAGTAAGGAGGCACTGCAAATAACCTTACAATCTAGCGCACGAAGTCTTATTGGGCTCGATTATCCCGAACAGGAAATGGTAGAAGAGGATATGACTAGAGTGGTGGCTGACAAACTAGATAGCCTTACTCCTAGAGAAGCAAAAATACTACGTTTGCGATTTGGAATTGATGGTGTTCAAGCGCACACACTAGAAGAAATTAGCAGTATGTTTAAAGTTACTAAAGAGGCTATTCGACACATTGAAGCCCACGCATTACGTAAATTAAGACACCCAACAAGATCAGACGATTTAAAACAATTTATAGATTAGCAAGAAAGTAAATTATGAACGAGAATGATTTGAGAGATTGTTTTGCCATGTTCGCTATGTTGGGTTTAATGTCTAGCAACACAGACTGGGAAGCAAATGACCCATGGGATATAGCGGAAAGAGTTTTAGAAGCAAGAAATAAGGAAGAAAAACTTGGAATCGCAGCGGTTAAAACGAAAAGGCAATACACCCGCAAAGCTGACTATAAATGAGGTGATGGATGAAGTGTTACCGTTACTTGTACAGAAGTATGTAGTGCCGAAGTTTGATGGGATAGCAGATGTAACTTACACAATAGGTAAAGTACCCCGAAGGAGAAAAGGATGAAAAAAATATTATTAATTACAGGGTTGTTAGGGGCATGCTCGTCATCCCCTTATATAGACAACTCTAAGCTACCTGATACTACGTTACTAGTAGATAAAGAACTTACACAAATGAGCCGAAATCAGGTAATAATGGCGGTTCAAGAGTGCGAGTCTAGTGGGCTTAGACCAGTCATGGTTATGTCTAGACGCAAGATAAACGGCTACTTGTCAGACGTCCCAGTTGATGTAACTTGTTCACCAAAATACGGTAGATGACAATGATTCGAAAAATACTTAATAAGTTTATGCGTTGGGGTTTATCTATGGATGATGAGCCTCGTTCCCCAAACAGTACGGCAGTACCAACAATTCGTATTGGGTTGGTTAACGGCTTAAATGGTCGGTTGCTTGAAGTTGCAAGCCCTGTATTAAACAAAAATACTAAGCACCACCTTTTTAGTGACGATTGGACTTATGAGTTTTTTATTGTTGCTGAAGGACAAAAAGTAAGTGATGCCATTGCTATGGTCATACTTTTAAAGGGTATAGATTAAATGAGCGCATGGTCATATAGTAGTCTTAAAACATTTCAGCAGTGCCCTAAAAAGTATTATCACTTGAAGGTTGCTAAGGATGTAAAAGATGATGGCAGTGAAGCTACTATCTATGGCAAAGAATTACACAAAGTGGCAGAAGATTACATCAAAGATGGCACACCCATACCCGAACGTTTTAAATTCATCCAAAAAACAGTAGATGCGCTTAAGAACATCCCAGGTGAGAAGCATACTGAGATTGAACTAGGTGTAATTAAAAAGGATGGAAAACTTAGTGCCTGTGGATTTCATGACAAAAATGCATGGTATAGGGGTATTGCGGATTTACTTATAATTAACGGTGACGAAGGCTATTTGGTTGACTACAAAAGTAGTAAAAATGCCAAGTATGCAGACTTAAAACAATTAGATTTACTAGCGGCAGCGGTATTTATACACTTCCCTGACCTTAAAAGTCTTAAGTCTGCTTTGATATTCGTAGTTAGTAACGAATTTGTTAATAAAGAGCACAGTTCGCACCACAAACTAGCCTATTTTGAGCACGTTCGGTTTGATTTAGAGCGCCTTGAAACGGCTATGAAAACAGGGGTATGGAACGCAGTCTCAGGCCCCTTATGCGGTTGGTGCCCTGTAAAGACTTGCCCAAACTTCCGAGAAAGACGAAAATGATAAGGATTAAGGAGAACCCCTATGCCATACGTAAACAAACCTAGACCCTACAAAAAAGAATACGAACAGTATCAGGGCAAACCCGAACAAATTAAAAAGCGTGGCGAACGTAATAAAGCCCGTGCGGAGCTAATGAAAGATGGAAGAGTATCAAAAGGAGATGGCAAAGACGTTGACCATATCAAACCCCTTAGTAAGGGCGGTACAAGCACCAAAAGCAATCTCAAGGTTAAGTCAGCTAGTGACAACCGTTCGTTCAGCCGTAACGCAGATCACTCAGTCAAGCGGAATGCCAGCAAAAAATAGCATTGCCACAGATTACGATTGGCCGGGGAAGTTTAAACCGTTTGCCCACCAAAAGCAGACTGCAGAGTTTCTTACTTTAAACCGTAGGGCATTTTGTTTTAACGAGCAAGGTACGGGCAAAACCGCCAGCGTTATATGGGCTTGTGACTACCTAATGAACCTAGGTGTGATTAAGCGTGTATTGGTTATCTGCCCCCTATCCATTATGAAATCGGCGTGGCAACAGGACTTGTTTAAGTTTGCTATTCATAGAACTTGTGATGTTGCCTACGGAGAAGCAAAGCAAAGGCGCAAGCTAATTAACCAAGGTGCTGAGTTTGTTATCATTAACTTTGATGGTGTTGAGATCGTCAAGGACGACATTACTAATGGCGGTTTTGATTTAATCGTAGTAGACGAAGCTAGTGCATATAAGAATGCGCAAACAACCCGCTGGAAGACACTTAGAGAGATAGCTAAAACGGTTAAGGGTATGTGGATGCTTACAGGTACGCCAGCAGCCCAGTCACCAGTAGATGCGTTTGGTTTAGCTAGGCTTATCAACCCCGACAATACCCCAAAATATTATGGCCAATTCAGAGACCAAGTTATGGTTAAGGTCGGTACATACCGCTGGATACCAAAGCCACAGGCACAACAGATTGTACACAACGTGTTGCAACCAGCTATTCGGTTTGAAAAAGACCAGTGCTTAGACTTGCCCGACGTAACATTTGTAGAGCGTGATGCCCCCCTTACCCCACAGCAGACCAAGTATTACCGTATGCTTAAAAAGCAAATGCTGATTCACGCAGATGGAGAGCAAGTTACCTCAGTTAATGCGGCTACTAATATCAACAAGCTCTTACAAATATCTGGGGGTGCGGTTTATACGGATACTAGAGAAGTCATTGAGTTTGATGTATCCAATCGACTACAAGTCATTAAAGAAGTTATTGAAGAAGCGTCACACAAAGTGTTGGTGTTTGTGCCTTTTACCCATACCATTGAGTTACTTAATACTTACCTAACCAAAGCTGGCATAACGTGTAACGTTATTAATGGGCAAGTACCTGTCAACAGACGGCATCAGATCATCCAGGACTTTCAAGATACTGAGAATACTAGAGTATTAGTAATACAACCACAAGCAGCATCTCACGGGTTAACACTAACAGCTGCCAACGTAATCATTTGGTATTCTCCTGTGACCAGCGTTGAAACATATCTCCAAGCAAATGCACGTATTAACAGACCCGGGCAAAAGAACCCAATGACTATTGTGCATATCAGAGGCAGTGAAGTAGAAGCTAAGTTGTACAGGATGTTAAGTAACAACATTGATAATCACACAAAAATAATAGATCTATACAGACAAGAAATAATTACTGATATAGCTTGACAATGTCAAACAGTGTGGTAGTATGTAGTCGTAGTAACAAAGGAGCTAAAAATGGAAGATGCGGTAGATAATTTACACGAGATACCTGCAGATAAACTCGCTGAGATTTACATTAAGATTCGTGACAAACGAGCTGAATTGGCGGAAGCGTTTGAGAAGCAGGATGCAGTACTAAAAGAGCAACAAGAAGTATTAGCAGAAGAAATGCTAGAGGTCTGTTATGAGAATAACGCCGACAGTATCAGAACCCCAGCAGGGACAATCATTCGTAAAGTGGATACACGGTACTGGACGACTGATTGGGATTCTATGTATGAGTTCATTGAAGAACATAATGCATTCCCCCTGCTCGAGAGAAGGTTACATCAAACTAACCTTAAGCAGTTTCTCGAAGAGAATCCCGAACTGTTACCTGCTGGATTGCAAGCTGACAGAAAATACACCGTGGTCGTTAGAAGGAGCAAAAAATGAGCAACTTATCAATCTTTAAATCTGATGTAAAAGTAGTAAGCAACCGTGCTCACGAAGTTAGTGAGTTATCAAAAGCATTAGCTGGTTCTTCCAGCAACACTAGCCGTCGCATCACCATGAACAAAGGCGTATTCCGTCGCATGGTAAACGGCAAAGAAGCGGGTAAAGTAAAAGACGGTTTTATCAACGTCATTATTATCAACGCACTACCAAAAGTATCTCGCCAGTTCTATGCAGCGGCTTATGATCCTGATGCAACCCCAACCCTGCCTGACTGCTGGTCTAACTTAGGTGATGTACCTGACCCTAAAGCGGCTAACCCACAAGCAGCTAATTGCGCAAGCTGCCCACAGAACATCGAGGGTTCAAGTGCAAACGGTAAGAGCCGTGCATGTAAGTTTCAGCGCCGTATAGCGTTGCTACTCGAGAACGACATGAGTGGTGATGTGTACCAAATGAATATCCCTGCCGCTTCTTTGTTTGGTAAAGGTTCAGGCAACACCCATCCATTCGAGAGCTACTCTAAGTTTCTCCCTGCAAACGGCGAAAGCATTGACCGTGTAGTTACAGAAATTCGTTTCGACGAAGAAGAGACTGCCGACGTGCTTAAGTTTACTGCGGTTCGTCATTTAAGCGACGACGAGATGGATGTAGTTACAGCTGCTCAAGCTACTTCTGAAAGCAAGAATGCCGTAGCACTTACTGTTGCTCAGCAAGATGGAGTTAAGCAGTTGCCAGCCGGTGCAAAGCCAGCAGCTAAAGTTGTAGCTGAGCCAGTTGAAGACGACGAGCCAGTAATTCAAGAACCCGTTAAGCGTGCTAGTAAGAAAGCAGAAGTACCACCTGCTGCCGCTAAAGCAAACTTAGCTGACGTTGTTAGCGCATGGAGTGATAACTAAAAATGACTTACGGCTATAGTGCAAAAACTATTCGGCTAAATAAAGAGGCGGACAAAAACCGCCTTGGAGTTGCTCTTGGTAAAGCGGCTATTAAACTCGGTATATCAGTTGCTGATATAGCTCTCACTATAGGTGTTAGTCGGCAGTCTGTGTATAACTGGTTTGTAGGGACACATGACCCTAAAGAGCGGTACACCAAAGCAATAACAAAATTGCTAGATAGCTTTGTAAAGCACATCAAAGAATCAAACTTAAAGTAACACGACGTAGTAACAAGGGGAGGGGGTTCGCCCCCTCTTTTTGCCCCTTAAAATGAGACGCGTATGACACACATTGACTTACTAGACAGAGTACTAGCCAAAGATGGCTGGTTTGCTGTGGTTGGTATTAAAGGAAAAAAGAATGTAGTACAAGAGCTTGTTGAGACACGTGCTGAATTAGATAAATACGTAGCTAAATTTTTAGAAGAACAAAGGGAAGTTTATTTCGGTTGCTCCAAATATGAGACAGGTGTTAACCGCACCAAAGACAATGTAAAGAGTATTAAAGCGTTTTGGATGGACATTGACTGTGGTGAATCCAAAGCCTTACCAAATGAAAAGACTAACCGCCCTGATGGATACATCGATCAAGCAACAGGGCTAGAGGAACTTAAAAAGTTTTGCCACACGATTGGACTTCCAAGACCACTGCTTGTTAACTCGGGTAGGGGCATTCACGTTTACTGGCCTTTAACAGAAGCTATTAGCCGTGCGGAGTGGGAGCCAGTTGCAGCTCGTTTAAACGAACTATGTGTAATACATAAATTTTACGTGGATGCTTCTGTGTTTGAGGCAGCCCGAATCCTTAGAGTACCAGGAACATTTAACTTTAAAGACAAACCACCTAAGCCAGTAGATGTAATAGCTGACGCACCGGACGTAGAGTATCAGACCCTTAAGAATATTTTAGGGGTCAAGGAAGTAACCCACGTGCGACCCACGCAGGAACTAAGCGAACTTGCTAAGGCAATGATGTCAAACAGCACGTTTAAGTTTGGCAAGATTATGATGCGTAGCGCCAAGGGTGAGGGCTGTGCCCAGCTGCTTGACTGCTTTCAGAACCAAGACACCATTACTGAACCACGGTGGTTTAACGCTTTATCCATTGCGCACCGTTGTATTGACCGAGCCACAGCTATCCATAAGATGTCTGAGAAGTACCCTGACTACGACCCGCAGGATACAGAGTCCAAGGCAAGCCATACTGAGCATGCCCATAGCTGCGCTACGTTTGAGAAGAATAACCCCGGTGGTTGTGAAGGTTGCCCATGGAAAGGTCGCATTAAGTCACCTATTGTGCTGGGTAAAGAAATAGTACGAGCAGAAGAGACTGACGTTCAAGAAACCGAAGGTGATGAGGTTGAAGTTTATAAAATACCTGCGTACCCTTTTCCTTATTTTAGGGGTAAAAACGGTGGCATCTATGTAACTCCTCAAGGTGGTGAAGAAGGAGAAGTAGAACCCATATGCATTTATGAACACGATTTGTATGTAGTCAAGCGTATGGAAGACCCAGACCCTGACATTGGTGAGTTAGCACTTTTACGGTTGCACTTGCCACAAGATGGAGTTCGGGAGTTTACTATTCCGTTATCCAGCGTAGCATCAAAAGATCGAGTACGGGAAGCACTAGCTAAGAAAGGTGTGGCTGGGCTTGCTAAACAGATGGATGCTTTGACTACGTTTGTTATGTTATCTATTAAAGAATTGCAGTACAAGAAAAAGGCAGAGCTTATGAGAACTCAATTTGGATGGGCCGATAGGGATAGCAAGTTTATTATCGGTAATCGTGAAATCAGCAAAGACGGTATTTTCCATAGCCCCCCGTCAGGCAACACCAAGCAGTTTGCAGAAAACATGAATGCAAGGGGTACGCTTGAGAAGTGGAAAGAAGTATTTAATATGTATGGCGCTCCTGGTTTAGAAGCTAATGCGTTCGCTGCGCTTACTGCGTTTGGGGCCCCTCTTCTTAAGTTCACTGGACATAACGGCGCAATCATAAACGTTATCCACAAGGACTCAGGCACAGGTAAATCAACAGCTTTGTATATGTGTAACAGTGTGTACGGGCATCCTGACAAGCTAGCGGCTATTTGGAAAGACACTTTGGCTGCCAAAATGATTCACTTGGGGGTGATGAATAACCTACCCTTTACCGTAGATGAGATTACCAATACCAGCCCAGCAGACTTTTCTACCTTGGCGTACAGCATGTCCCAAGGGCGGGGCGCAAATAGATCGCAGTCTCAGAAGAACGAGTTGCGTATAAACAACACTACGTGGCAGACCATATCTTTAGCCAGCTCAAACGCTAGTTTCTACGAGAAGTTAGGGGTGCACAAGAACAGCCCGGACGGCGAGATGATGCGACTATTAGAGTATCAGATTCACCCTACCAATATCATCCCACCCTCTGTAGCCAAGGATATGTTTGATCATCAGCTTAAGGAGAACTACGGGCATGCAGGTGACATTTATTGTGAGCACCTTGTTAACAACTTGGAAGAAGTAAAAAGCGGGTTGTTAGCGGTGCAAGCTAAGATTGATAAGGAGATGAGCTTAACTAATCGTGAGCGCTTTTGGTCTGCCGTTATTGCATGCAACATTGCAGGGGGGTTGATTGCCCGTAACCTAGGTCTTATTGACTACGATATGAAGGCTGTTTATATGTGGGCTACCGAACAAATGCTTAAAGGCATTCGTGAGGATGTTAAACCCCCAGCAAATAACGCTGCAGCTATTATCGGCGACTTTATTAACCGTCATATTCAAAACATTCTTGTGGTTAACGACGAAGCAGATAGCAGGACTAAAATGCAGGCGGCACCCCTACAAGAACCTAGAGGCGACTTAGTTATTCGGTTTGAGCCAGACACCAAAAGGATGTTTATTGTGGCAAAAAACTTTAGAACCGACTGCGTAGCTACCCAAGTGCACTACAAGGACACCCTAAATCAGCTTAAAGCCAAAGGGATTTACCTTGGGGCGGAGAATAAACGTATGACTAAAGGTATGAAAATGGCCTCAGCAGGTGTGCATTCTTTGGTTTTTGACTGCTCAAGTCCTGACTTTATTGACATCGAAACCTTTGTAGAAGCGGCTAAAGATAGTGTTGATAGAGCAGATCAGCTATAGCATCAACTGGAAAAACTTTAAAAATGGGTACTCGTTTTTTGTACCCTGCCTTGATGTTGTCACAGCTAAGAAGCAAATTCTTCAGACTACTAGTCGCCTAAAGATTGAGGTCTTTATGAAGGTAGTTATTGAAGAAGGTGTTAAAGGTTTGCGAGTATGGCGGGTATGACTTATACTTTGGGCAGGCAGACGTCTCATCTGCTTTTCTCGGAAGTTAGCTCCTTCCAACTCTTTGTCCCCGCCTAGTGCGGGGATTTTTTACTTTAGGGGTACCGTAGCTCTGTAAAGTGGGCCTAAGTATGGGGCAAGTTTTTCCTCAATTACCTGACCACGATAGGTTATGCCACGCTTGTTGGCGTAGGTTTCTAAGGAACGCTCGATTGTGTCGATGTCAATTAAGTACTTATCAATTGGGTATCTGCGGTTGTAGTTTTTAATATCCTCAAAAACTTCTTTCAAGTCTGCCTTGTTACCCTCAGGGTCAAACGCAACACGATGCAAACCATCCAATATTTTTGCTCGGCGGTCTTGGGCTTTCCTTACTTCTTTTTGTGACTCAAAACTTTGCTCTTGAATACGAGCTAATCTAGTAGGAGGAAAACCAATAGCCTGGGCAATTATGTTGCGGTTGTTAAGCTCATCACGAGATAACATGTCTGCACCCTTGGTAGTTTCGGCGCCTTCAGTACCAATACGGTATGCAGTAATAGGAGTTCTAAAAAGTGCGGGCACAAGTTTTTCTAACCCGCGTAATATTTCACCCTTGCTAAGATCATCAATACCACGGGCTAAATTTAAACCTGTGGACACACCCGGACCCAAGTTAGAGGTTGCAATGTTAATTGCTGTTTCGGTCCAATTTTTACCGGGGTTAGGGTCTCTAAACCACATGCCATCAAACGAGGTACGGGAACCAATGTTAATGTCAGTAAGCGCAGAAATAGGCCCTTTTTCAAGTAACTCACTTAGTCTATGTTTACGCCCATCTAACCCAGTTATTTCAATGTGCCCAAAATTCTCAGGTAAAAACTCGTAACGGAACCGTAGATTAGAGTTGTCAGAAGTCAGTGGGTTCTTAGCACGTCGTTGCTTTTTCTCTTCTTCGTCACCAAACTGGTCCAACATAGCATCAACTGTATCGGTAATTACTCCGTACAAAGGCATACCTACTAAGCCGTGGAACATACCGCCCATAACTAAAACCCCCGCCATACGCTGCATAGCCGCTGCTCTTTCTGCTAAAGGTATGCTAATACGAATAGAGTTGTAGAAATTGCGCATGAAGAACGAAGTCATATAAACGGAGTACATCTTAAACTGACCAACGGTCTTACCAAATGCGTTTCTTAGAATGCGTGGGCGATTGAAGCTGTCATACCTACCTAAAGTTTCGTGCGTGGTGTCAGTTGCTTTTTGCACTGCCTCGTCAAAGTTTTTACTCTTAGCGTACTCAAGCTCAAAAGTCATCATAAAAGTCATCTCACGGGTGAGACGCTCTGCACCGTTAAACATAGCACTCATTGCGTTAAATGAGGTTCTTGCTGCTACTCCTGGCAAGCTAGAGTAAGAGTTATCAGGCGTTCTATTCTTGTTGGTAAGCACGGCTGTATTTGTGCCAGTCATTACTTCTCGCTCAAGCCCTGCTTGGAATGCTCTTTGCAATATGGGGCTAGCCTTAACCCAACTAGAAGAGCCAATAGAAGGAGCGGTATACGTTACATCGCCGTTGTTAGGGTCTAACTTAGTAACCCCAATCGACTTTAAGAAGTTCATGTACTTAGCCAGCTTAACGGAAGAGTCTTTATACCCGTACTTTTGCTGTAAGTTAGGCATAACCATAATAGGAATGGAAGCCATCTGCGTAGCGGCAGAAGCAGCGCTGGTTAGTAACATAATAAACGCAAACTGGTTAACCCCAGTTACAAACGCACCCTGTTCAGGTGGGTTAATTTCTTCTTGCGCCCGCTTACTAATCTCGTTTACAAACAATTCCATCTTAGCCCGCTCTAAAGCTGGCATGCCGTCTAGGGTACTTCTAGCTGCATCTACTTGATTCAAAATTTTGGTTGAATACTTTAGCTTTGCTGCTTGATTTGCAATCTTAGTGGCGGATGTTTTAAAGTTGCGGAACACATCTGCGCTAAAACCAGTAACCTTCTCGGCGTGCAAGAACTGCTTACGGTAGCTACGCTCCGGCATGGTCATTAAATAGGTCTGATACAGCTGGTCTTTAAGCTCTTCTTTAAACGCTTGATTTGCGGTTGCAGCATCGGGGAACTTAGAGGGGTCAAACTTAGGGTCTACCGCCAAGCTATCAATCGTGCCAAACATCTCTTGAAGTAACTCACTGCCAGCAGCGTAGTCTTTGCGTAGGGTAGTAACGTCATCACCTGCACTAATTTTAGGATCATCAACGCTTAAGCCTAGTTTCTTGGCTCGTTTTTGCAAAAACACGTTACGGTCAACGCCATTTTCAAACAGCCAAAACTCACGCCCGTTGGGGCCGCCTGTGATGCGCAACCAGTATTTACCCTCACGCATTAATGGAAAGTATTCTTCGGGTAGGGCTTTGGTTTTCTTACCTGTAGCGTCGTCTCTAACTGCCGCCTGTTCATGCATTAGGCGGATAGACTTCATTAAGTTAGCTTTAGCAGCAGGGTCAATTTGTAGCTCATTGATCTGCTCATCTAATAGGTTACGGGTCAGGTTGTAGTTGTCGATGTAGAACTGACGAACCATCTTATAAATGTCATGCCCACCCTTTTGCTTACCTAGCTTTTCCCAAGCGGCAAATACAGCATCAATATCTTTTTTGCGCTGCGTCAATTGTCCTTTGTACCCTACTACGCTAGCAGGGGCTGTATTGGGGTCTGCAATTTTAGCTTCATAGAACTTAACGTCAGTGTCGTTTTTAAGTGCATCGGCACGATCTGTGTATTTGGTTGGACTTACTTCCTTGATACGGGCTAAGTGCATAGCGTCGCTAAGGGTTTCCATACCATTTTTACGAACAAAGGCGCCTAACTGGTCTGCTTTATCGGCAGAGGCGGCTAACATATTGGTACGCATTGCTGACATCTGTTGTTGCAGCTTATCTACCTCTAGTAAAGCAGGAATCTCATCACCCTTCCAGCGCAGTATGTCGACGGTCTGCATGGTGTACAGCGTCTTGGATATAAAGCCGTTACCCATATCCGCAAAGCGTGCATCAAGTAGGTCTTTAAAGTTACCAAAGTCCCGTTCTGTAATCATGCTACCTAAAGCATTGTTAACCTTGAATGCATCATTAGAAGCCTCAATAGACTGTAAATCCTTATCTACCTTTTTTGCGGCTTTCTTAGCCTTCTTAGCAGCGGCGGAGTCTGCGGTTACTACCTGTGCATCAGGTGCACGTAGTAGCTTATCAGTAACAATAATGAGGTCTTGCATGGACGAATCATGCTCTGGACCCATGTTAAATATTTTGCGGATGGATTGAACAAAACGTGTAAATAAGCCTTGTGGTGCTTGAGTAGTAGCACCTGCGTACATACCTGGAAGCTGCATTAAAAACTCTTGGAGAGCAGGGGAGCTCATACCGTAAGCCACAAATTCTTTTAAGTCGCCAAAGGCATTAACTCGTGCAAACTCATCCGTGCGGGCATCAGTAAGGTTAGCTGCTTTAAGTGCTTCGTAGAACCGACCAGCCCGTTTCATAATGGCATTGAGTTCTTCTACAGCTTCAGCTAGTTTAGGGTTAGGCTCACGGCCTTCAGCAATGTCATCTAAGTATCGGTTAATACGTGCAAGGGTTGCACCGTGTAGGGCTTCGTGTAAGAATACTGTGTTATTAATTCCACCTTGAGCATCGAGGTAAATTACCCGTTCTTTCTTAGACTCAAAGTACATGCCGTTAGCACCTACAAAGTCTTGTCTACGAGATGCGGGCATATCGGTGTTAGGGTCAGTTACGACTACTAGCTTAACGTTACGTAGAAATGGCTCCAGGCGCTTAGCTAAAAACTTCTCAAAGGCATTACCGTTCTTGGCTACCCAGCTAATTGCTTGGCTAGCGTTAGTAAACTTAGTAAATTCTTGATTGTCTTCGCCATTGGTGGACTCAAGCAACTCTTCCGAACGGGCTGTACCTTTACGTAATGCCTCACGTTCTTTTACCGATGCAAGTTCTTGTGGCGTAATAGATGGGTTTGCTAAACCCTCCTTGGCAGTTTTACCCAAAGCGGTGTCACGACGAGCACCTGTAGCCAAACCGTTTAATAAATCTAAAGCCTTGTTGCGGTTAGCCCTAAATTGCATGCTGGAATCAAGGTACGCATCCTGACTAGCAAAGTTATCTCTAGTTGGCGCTGGTAGGTCAAGAACATCTCTGGCAGCTAACAACTCTTTATTAGTTGCTTTCCACTCTTTAACTTGTGTAGCCCTAGCTTGTTTCTTAGCAGCTGTTTCTTCAGGAGTTAACACGGCTTTAGGGCGACCTGCTTTACCTTTAGTAACTACCTTAGGTTCTGCTTCTAGCGTAGGTGCAGCCTCTGGGGTTACAGCTTGTTGAGCGTCTGTGTACGGTGCGGTCGACATTTCCCTTGGTACTGGAAACGACATTACATCGCCATTTTCACCAATAATCTGTGTAGGGTACGCTTCAGCGTAATCGTTTTTTGTAGGGTCGTTTTGCTCACTCCAACGAATATCACCTCTTAGTTCCACTGGCATATGGGTATATCCCATTTTTTTGAGTTGCATAGCTCTATGCCTACCTTCATGCCCAGTAACTTTTGCTTGCCCTTCAGGCATATCACTAGACCAAGTACCAAAATACAAATATGGTGCTTCGCTAAACTGTTCATCAGCTTTTATTTTTTTTGAAACACGCTCTTGCTTATCTGCGGTAGGTGTATCTAATCGCTCAGCTAACGTCAAAAACTGGTCAATTGGCATTGAAACAAGCCTATTTTTACTTTTGTAATCAACATTACGCTTTTTATCTACGTCCGCAAAAAAGCTGTCTACAGGTTTTAATGCACTCGGCTGAGCTGCTTCTCCGCTTCCAACAGGTCCAGCAGGTGGGAGAGCTCCACCCAATTCTCCAGGTTTAATTCCAGGAGTTCCGGGGGCAATTGGTTGTAGTTCAGTTTGAATTTGAGGTGCTGGAATGCCAGGCTCAGTTGTTCCGGCGATAGGTTCAATTCGATCACTTGGGGCCTCCATTGGGGTAGTAGGAATATTTATAGGTAAGCCAGCTTCGGTAAAGTCAGCAACAGCTAATTCTTGTGCTTGTTCCTGAGTTAAACCAAGACCCTTGTACCGTGAGGTTAACTGCTCAATACTAACTTCTCCAGGCTCACCATAGGCTTCAGGCGTTTTGCTTGGTAGATAGCTAGCTAATGTTTCTTTTACGTCATCTACAAGAGATGATAGTTTCTCTTTAGAAGTTTCGAGCACAGACTGCACAACTTCGTCCTGCTCAGGTTTTGGTGCAAGGCTGAACCCTTTGTCCTGAAGGATGGTTGCCATCGCTTCTTTATAGTCATTATCCTGCGCACGCTCTTGGTATTTGTCATACCCTTCTTTAGTACCTTGAACAGTTGCACCAAGACCACCACCGACGATTGCGCCCTCAAGCATAGCTTGCCCAAGTTCTTTATAGTCAACACCTTTTACAGTACCAGCAGCGCCACCTAAATAACTAGCACCTTCTTCAAGAGCCTCAGTACCTGACTGGATTGCAGTCTCTTTACCAACACGCCCAGTGCCTGTTTTAGCTGCAGTTGGTTTTAATAAGCCTTTAGTAGCAAAGCGCTCAAGTGTCCCTTCAATAACTGCTGCCCCTGCGGAAATAGCTACATCACTTACAGTTGCATCTTTTATGTCTTTGCCATCATTTTTAAGACGTTCGTTTAGTATTTCGTTTGTTCGTGTAGCTATATACGCTGGAAAAGCAACAACTGCCGCAGCCATATCGGGGGTTGAAGTAACAATACGTTCCGCAATAAACGGCACAATAGTTGCTGGATTATCAGCAATGTCACCTAGTTTTTGACTAGGCTGGTAATTAATATCTTTACCATAGTCTCTTAAAGAATCTGCCCACTTAAACAAAGGTTCTAATTGGCGTTTGTTTTGTATTTCTTCTTTTGAAAGGCCAGATATTGGCATCTTTTCTTCTAGGTAGTCACCAAAGGATTCACCAACACGAGCAACACCTTCAATACCAGAACCAAGCAGTGTTACAGCTCGGGCTCCTAAACCTTTAAACGGGTTACTTGTAGCTCCGCTAACTTCTACTTCTTTTCTTATATCAGGTGCACCCTCAACGGTTACAGAAGACTCAGGAGAAGAGATTTTAGGTGAAGGCACCCCAAATAATTCTTCAAAAGTAAAAATATCTTTTTGTTCTTTGGGCGCAGTTACCCCTAACTCCTCAGCAGTAAATATAGTTTTTGGTGCTGGAGCAAGCCCCAGCTCTTCTGCCGTAAAGATGTCTTTAGCCATTAGAGTATCTTACTTTATTTTTTGGTATGTACCATCAGGTAATGGCTTATAAGTTCCTTTTTTAGGTCCTGATTCGTATGTAATAGTTCCGTCGGCATTTGTAATAGGGGTTACAGGAGCAGGCGCACCAGGAGCAGGGGGAGGAGGGGTTCCAGGAACAGGTGCCTTGGTAATTTCTGCACGGATTTCTTTTCTACGGGTTTCCATATCAGTCAAAATACCCGGCTTGTCTTTTTCGTCCGCTATAAGAAGTCTTGTGCGCAACGCTGCAAGTTGGTCATCTGTTTTTTCACGGTTGGTAATAGCGGCTTCGGTTTGAAGGTCAAGTTTACCTTGAGCGTATGGGTTCGCACCTTCACGTGCTTTTTGGCGAGCAAGTGCTTTGGTTTTTGGATCTTTAGGATCCATACCTTCACCAACTAACAGATTAAAGTACGCATCAGCATCTCTATCTAAGTCAGTAGCACGGTTAGCAGAAGCCGCAGATGCCTGAGCTTGAATCCTAGCAGCGTCCATTGTGCGTTTGTAAGCAGCTGCACGCTCATCGTATTTATCTCGTAATGCATTTGCTTTATCAACCAAACCAAGTTTCTCAAGGCGGTCGGCCTGCTCAAGATCAGCTTGGCTTTTCATCAAGTCCATTTCGGCTTTATTGAGCTTATCAGCAGTTGCTTTAAATTGTGGACCAACTTCTTTAGCTGCTTTAAGGCCAGCAAAGAGTGCACCGCCGGGCTGTGTACCAAAGTTAGAGAAGTAGTCCATCATCATCTGACCCTTAGCTTGCTCTTTCATTCCGGGCAAAGCACCTACTTGGGAAGCCAAAAACTCTTTAAATTTTGTATTAGCTGGGCCTGTAATACCCGCAGCTTCACGCTGGCGTTGTATCATGTTTTGATACTTTAAATCTTCGTCTTCGTTAACCAAATCACCTTCAGCAAAGGCAACAATGCCACCACCAGCCATTTGATCCATAGTAGGAGCAGGTAATGCTGCAATGCCTTCACTCATTGGTACTTGCGGGGCTTGTTGTTCAGCCTGCATAGCCATTTTCTTTTCCATCAACACTTCAGCAGCCATTTCACGAACTTCTTGGCTTGATGATGTTTTCATTATTTGTTGTAGCTGAGCTTCATCCATTTGGGCTAACTTGCCGCGAACGCTATTAACAACCTCACTGCTTGTATTGCCTCCTGCGGCGTATTTAGCTACTGCCCCGCCAGCCTTTAGCCCTTTAACAACACCACCCTCTTTAGCACCAAATGCTTTATAAGCGCCAGCTAAAGTACCTGCAGCGCCCAGACCCTGGGTTAGCATACTAGGAGCAGCTTGATATTGTTGAGTGCTCATGGATTGCATTGGCAAGCCACGGAGTAAGTTGTTGAGCATACCCAGTTGCATGAACGGATACTGCTGCTGTGTAGCAAAATCTTGGATAGCTTGATTAATCTTCTGCTGTTCCATTGCCTGCTGCTGTCCGCCTAGCGTGCTTTGAGTATTAATAATATTTTGTTGAGCACCAAGTTGTTGACCGCCTAAATTACCTAATGCAGACCCTGCTTGGATACCTTGACCTAAGCCCGCTAAGCCATACTGCCCTGCTTGAGTAGCGCCTTGAACACCTTGGAGACCAGCTTGAGCACCTTGAATACCCTGTGCGGTGCCTTGAAGCCCCAACTGACCAGCACCTAACTGTTGCCCAACGCCAGATAAACCTACACCAGCACCTTGCATACCCTGACCAAGCAAACTACCGGCTTGACCTAAACCAGCTAACCCTGCTTGTTGGCCTTGCATTGCAGTACCAAGCCCTTGTAGCCCTGTTTGAGCACCTTGCATACCAATGCCAAGACCGCCATAACCTGCTTGTAATCCTTGGAGTCCTAAGTTAGCGCCAAACTGTTGTTGACGCTGTGCATCTTCAAATGCTTTTTGTGCGCCTGTAGCTTCGATACCTTGAAGTTGAGAGTTTAAATTGCGTTGTGCTTCAGCATTTTCAATTGCTTGACGGCTTCCACCAAACGCACCCTTAGCAACAGCACCAGCTTGGCGCATGCCTTGACCAATACCAAAGTCACGAAGAGCTTGAGATTTCTGATAATCCACCACATTTTGCATATAGGGAGACATATATGCTTGGGTAGCTCTTGGATCAGTAGCTTGTTGTGCAAACTGTGCACCTGCACCAAACCCTTGTTCTGCAGCTTGCGCACCGCGACCACCATACCCAGCGCCCATAGCACCAAAACCTAAACCACCCATACCAATATCAGCAGCTTGCTGACCGTACATCTGCGCTTGTGGGGATAACCCTGCAGCAGCAGCGCCATAACCCGCACCTTGGCGTCCGTACATTTGAGCTTGTTGTTGCGCACGTTGAGCGGCTTGCATTGCTTGTTCGGCACCCGCACCACCATACATAGAGCCAGCTTGCCCATAACCTAAAGCTTGATTACCTAAAAAATTTGCTTGTTGTTGCGCGCCCAAAGACTGAATACCAGCCTGCCCTGCTAATTCAGAACCTAATCCAAATTGACCTGGAGTTTGCAAGTTATAAGCAGCTTGCTGTGCTTCTTGTTGCATTGGAGAAAAACCAGCAAAGTATTTATTAGGGTCAGAACTATAAGCCTCATAAGGGCGGAATGACGTCATGTCATCGTTATAAATCTGCGCTTGGGCAGACTGAAGCATGTTCTCTACATAAGGACGTGCATACTCAGGGATATTGGAAGACGTAGTAGTACTAGTAACCTGTTGAGGGCCAGGAGAACCACCACCGCCGCCACCTTTACCACCGCCGCCCATAGGTCCGCTAAGTGGCAACAGCTTCCGTTTCATTCCGAGTAAATTCATTTTCTATGCTCCCTGATCCATCTGCAATCAGCTTTGTCCATTTCAAAAACCACCAAATCGCCACCGTCTGCATGCATACCGGGAAAGCGAACAGCCTCTTTAAATCCTAACTTCTGGTCGTACTCCATAGCCTTTTCATTAAGACTATTAACAATTCCAAAGGTCTTTTCTAACCCACAATAATTAAACGGGAAATCAAAAGCACCAAATAACAAACCTTTAGGGGTATACCCACCCTTTAGATTTACCATATGCATCTGACAGGTTTTACCAATAAATGCTGTGTAACCTATCACCCACTCAATGTTATTCTCTTCGTCAGTCCAAAACAAGGCTTCTAAGTCCCCGCATGGCTGTAAACCTACTTCTTTTAATAAAATCTCTGCTGCAACTTTTTTAGCCTCGAACGATTGAGCGCTTTGTAGCATTTAATTACTCTCCTGATGGTGTGTTGTACCCTGCTAGTTGAGCTTCTAATTCTGCAATACGCGCAGCTTGCGCATCTTGGTTTTGCCTTTGTACGCTAGGTCTTACTCTAGATAAAGCTGACTGTGCGTTTTGCATGTTAGGTCTATATTGTAAAGCTGGATCTTGATACTGTTGCATTGGCTGCCGTTGCATTGGCTGCCGCATTTGCTGTTGTTGACCCATCATATTGTTGTATAAACCCTGCAGTCCAGAAACGCCTTGTTGCTGTTGGAACCCGCCAAACTGTTGTTGGTACGGGTTAAATTGTTGCTGTTGGTACGGGTTAAATTGAGGTTGCATCATTTGTTGTTGAAATGCGGGGGCAGCACCATAACCACCAACACCTAAACCGCTAGATTTACCACCACCCATACCTTGTTGAGGGGCGAGATAAGAAGGTTGATATACGTTTGCCGCGGGGGCTTGATAAGATGAGCCATATGCATTTTGAGGAGCTGGGCTTGATTTACCACCACTAGGGGGGGTTGAACTTATTTTTTGTGCTGCTCCAGAAACCATTCCGCCCATGCTGTTCTCCTACGCAGGTAAATATTTGTTAGGGTTAATTTTCTTACCTTGTTTCTTTGTCCCCGTACGAGCTTTACGAATCTTGTCCATCATGCTGTAAAGCTTCTTAGCACCCGCATCTGTAGAGCCGTTACCTAAATGAGAAACTACATCGGCTGGAACCACAAATTCACCATCAGCCAATCTAGCGGGTTGTTTGTTACCAATCGTAGCAGGAATAGAGTCAGACATACCATCACCAAGCCCTTTAAGCATGCGACCACCATCTGAATATCCTCCTAGGCTACCTCCCGCTGCAAGTTCAGGTAAGTCACCCAAACCCTTAATATTAGACTTAGGCATGCTAACACTAGATAAGTTAGCGCCTTTGCGAATTTTGTTTAGGCGAATCATCGCAGCTTCGTAGGCATCTTTGTTTGCCGTAGCTGAGTCAGAATCACGGTATGTACCTTTTACAGGTAAGTGAGCAACTCCACCAGGAGCGTAACGGGCAATACCACCCGCAGCAAACGTTCTTTGGGCACCTGCATCTAATACTTCCATGCTAGTAGGGCGTTGTGTTGGTACGGCATATTGAGTCTTATCAACCATACCTTGTGGATATAGACCACCTTGGGGGTTTAAAGCTGTGTTCATCTGACTCATGCGCTCAACTGGACCGCCAGACTGATACGACGACATAATGCCACCTTCCGCAGCATACGTTGGATATTGGGCCCGATAGTAAGGATTTGGAGTGGTGGGCCGCATAGCTTTAAAATTAGGAGAAATGCGTTGTAAGTTGCTTTCCTCTTCTTCCGTCATCGGCTGATAACCTTGGGCATCTTGGGTATCTTGTGCTAAAACTGGAACTGCAGCAGCGCCTATACTAAGTATGTTGTCTTTAAGGAAGCTACCCGCTGCACTGGGTGAGCTAGTTATTGCACTAAGACCCTTACCCATAGCCGTTGTTGGAGTTAACCCAGTAGTAGCATTAGCCATACCAGCAGCGCGTACACCTTCAATTGGATTGGCCATACCTGGCACTGCAGACTGAATACCACTTAGCTGCCCTGGTGCTAAGCCTGGAAAATTTTGTGGGGTTAGTACGCTTTGAGCTGCGTTTGCTTGCGCCCCTGCAAACTGGGTTGGATTTACAGAACCAGACAGCATTTCAGTTGGGCTGAACGCACTTCCAGCAACATCGTACCCAGCAGGTAAAGCTTGAGTTGCTGTATTTGTAAGGGCTTGTTCGCCTAAGTCAGTAGCAGCTTTACCCCCCGCCTCAGCTAACGCAGAACCTCCAGCACTAGATAAACTACCTGCTATACCAGCGCCACCATATGCGCCAAGGCCAGCCATTAAGCCTTTTTCTAGGCTTCCAGTAGCAATACCAGTAACGCCCCCAACCATACCAGCAGCGGCTAAAGGCCCAACTCCTGGAATCATCATTAAACCTGCGCCAGCTAGCATTGGAAGAAGAGATTCTAAAAACCCTGCTTCTGCAAGACCTGTTTCTGGGTTAATTGAAAGAGATCCCCCAGCAGCCATAGCCAAACTTTGTAACCCCTTAACTTCACTAGGGGTCATATGAACGAGCATCTTGTCGTTGCCCCTACCACGGGACTCTAGGTATTTTGCTGCGGTATGTAGGCTCATAAGCGTACCTTGGGGTTATTTGGTGTCAAGTTTATCATCAATATAGCGCCGAAACAAACGTTGCGGTAAGAATTACAGCTGGAGAAGCTGGGCTAACTGGAGCTGTGCCAGGGGGATATGTACCAATTACCGTATCTCCAGAAACTGAACTCATCATTAACTGAATGTTATCCCCAGCATTTACAGGTATTACTATGTTCCAAGATGTTAATGTAGCGCCTAAATTAGCACTAGGGCCTGTTGGAACCGTAGAAACACCAGCTGTATTTGGTATGTCATTTGTATTTTTTCTAAACCAAAAAGATACGTTATCTATTGAACTCTTGGGGTTTAGAAGCTGAGCGCTAAACTGTATGTTGTAATAACCAGCTACAGCAAAGACAATTTTAGTATTATCTGCGGGGTCTAGAGCTATCTGATTGCTGACATCTGTTGTATCAAATGGGACTTGTAAAGCAGTAGTTGCAGATGGCACTGCCTGGGCTTCAGTTACATAAACTCCAGCAGAATGAGCAGCGCCACTAGAACCGTACTGTGAACGGGTAATTCCTGTAAATGAGGTGGCAGTTTTGCCTGTATAACTAATTAATTCTTTACCAATCAGAATCGTACCAGCGGATGCAAAGTTAGCGGTTGAGGCTACAACAATAGCCGCCGTTGAACTTGAGTTTGGTATGGCGTTAGTCAAGGTTGTAAAACCGTCTTGAGAAAATGCACCATTTGGGAACTGTAAAAGACCCCCACCAGCAGGAGACAGCAAGGATGCCATGCCATTATCAATCTGGTTGAAATAAAGGCGTAGTGCATTATTAAGCTGATCAATGTAGCGCTGGTCATAAACAATAGGCGCAACTAGTAAGTTAGGCGCTTTAGATGGGCGAAGTGGGGTAATAGCCATTATCTGCGTCCGTCTGGCCTAATATCAATCCGTGGGCTACCTAGCTGCCAAGCTACACCTAAACCAGTAGAAGCAATCCGAAAGCTCATCTGACGAGCCCGCAAGCGGGTATAAACCTGACCATCAAATTCTTGAACCTCGTAGGTATTGCGGCTGGTGTAGTTCTGCGCACTTTGAACTTGAGGGGTGTCTGCAGTGCCGTAAGGCGTTCCTGAGTTCTGCCGTGGGCGCAAAGTCATTGTAACTGAGGGCTGGTTTACATTCGAGCCGTTAAACGTAATGTCTGGCAGGATGCGCCATACAAAACCAAAGTTATGTCCATCACCAATGTCAAAGTCAGAAGACTGGATATACGCCTCAATTGGTACTGGGGTTAACCCTGATACATCGTCTACGTTGGCTTCGTGGAACAAAATCCTATTACCTACTGGATAGGCAGCCATTGGGAACTGGCGTAAACCTGAGTCCAGCCAAGCTGTTCTAGTCATTGTGCCGTACGACCATACCCGCTCAAGGTAGTTGTAAATAATGTACTTGTCGACTGTATTAGAGCCTTGTGAGCAATAAAACCACCATACCTCGTTGTAGGATTCATTTGACCCAGCAAATACTTGAAACGCTTGATCTTTATTAATATCGTCAAAGACAAACTGCCAGAGTGAGCAAGGCAAGGTTTCCACACGACCTGTGTACGAGAAGAACTTATCTGTGCCCATCCAGTAAGTCACGTTGTTTACTGTAACTGAGGCGTTAGGCGACATGATAGTAATATTGTCTTGCAATAACTGGAAGCCCCAAACATAAGGAGGCCCTAAATACTGCATGGAGTAAATAGCCGCATCAGACCAAACCAGAATCTCTTGACGGGTAGATTTAGCGCACATAATGAACGAGCCGATATTTAAGCGGTACTCTCCAGACTGGTTTGTTGCAGCAGGTACCCAGTCAAATGGGTTTTCTTGGTCAGACCAGCGAACTAAAAGAGGGTCAAACACAGTATTAGCGTTTATTGGATCATAAGGATTGGCACCAAAACAAACAGCAAACCGCTGAATAGATGAGCCAATAATTTGGTTGGTTGTGTTCGGTACAAACTGCCCAGCAAATCCAGCGTTGGTTGAGGCTGTATTAAGTAAAAGCGCCCGTACACTAATGCCTGTATTTGCATCCCAGTAATAAACAGAACCGCCACGAGGGGCAATAAGAAGGTCTTCACCAAAGTTATCGTTTGTCCAAAGGCGTAACTGCTGACCAATACCCACAGCAGCTGAAGCGCCCCAACCCCGCACAGGAGCCACAGGAATAGATACCACAACAGTACCGCCAGAAGCCGCAGTCGAGGTAGTTAGGTAGGTATTGCCACCTATAACAGTAGATATTGTGTAGGTGCTTGGGCTAGTAACGGTAACTGGAAACGCCTTTTGGAGAACTAATCTATTAATTCCACATGGATCCGCAGAAATACTTTCAAAGTAAACATAATCACCAGTAGTTAAGCCATGTGCAGCCTGAGTCACCGTAAGGACGGAGACGCCAATACCAGCAGCGGTAAATGGGTTTGTTAAGGTATTGTTTACATAAGTAGGCCATGTGCCTGCGCCCCAACCTGTACCTGTAATAAAAACATCTAACCCCGTATTAACCTGAAAAGCCATAACAATAGCTGTACCGCCACCAGTGGCAGTTGAGGTTGCATTGCTGGCTACGGTAAACGTAAAGGTATCTAGGTCTACATACGTAATCTGATGTTCTGCATTTAGCTCCGTGGCAGGGATTCCACCTACTGCAGTAGCGCCACTGATTGTTACAAAGTCACCCGTTAAGCCGCCGTAGTTAGCATAGTCAATCGTAATAACATTTGAGCCGTTAGTCGTCTTAATAATGTTGTTTGTTGTTGGCGTAGAAGCAGAAGTAAACGTAGCCCGAATAGGCGTAATATCGTTATAGTCGCCCCCCTGCTCAATATAGTACTTAAGATTAGTACCTACTCCAAGTAAGTTAGCGCCGTTTAAAGTAACCCAGTTCCACAGCGCACGGGCTATACCTAAAAAGGTGCTATTAGACAAGCGAATCCAGCCACCAATCTTCTCAGGGTAGCCAGAACGAAAACGCACCTTGTTACAGTCGAACCAACCACCTTCGTTACTGTAATCGGTTCCTTCTCTGTTAAGGCCTGGCCTAAACTGTACCTTTTGTAATGGCATACGGGTTTACCCTAACATTTTTAGTGCTTCTTCTTTGACCTCGGCAACACGCCTAGACCAGCCCTTACCGAAGGTTTCAAAGGTCTTTAGTGATTGTAAGAACTCTAGCCGTTTAGCGCAATACAGTTCTACTAGTCTAACTGGGTCTTCCTCGGCTTTCTTAACTAGTGCAAGAGTAATGCTACCGAAACCCCCATCAGGAGTAGCGCCAACACACGACTGCAAAAACTTAATGGCTCGCCCGGGACCTGAGTTAACAGCGACATCAAAAACGCAATAGTCAACACCAGATAAAAGCTCATCAGCTCTGCAAGCATCCCAATATTTCCTTTTGTACAAAGGTGCAACCATTAAGGGAGTCAGTTTACGCATCTCTTTTTCAGATACGAAGTGTCCTACCCATTCTTCCCATACCCGTTTAGTTACTCCAAGGTTAGTCATTCCTCCAGGATCTTTTTCGTGGTGAACGTAGCCTCCCTCGTGAGCAAGCATCTTAGCTAGGCACTTCTCAAAGTTACTTTGCATCTTTAAATTCTTTTTCTTTAGTGCGCATATCAACAATTTTTTCTAAAGTGCGACCACCAAAGTAAAAACTCATAATAAGCATACCCCACTGCCCAAGCAACTCTACATAGGCTTTATTAGTATCCATATCAAACGCAGACATCATGGCAAAAGTAAAATACCCAGCCAAAATAGCAATCAACGTCATTGGGCGAATGTTTTTAGACAGCCAGCTATCACTAGCCATATCCGCTTGTTGGCGCTTAGTCAGTTCTTGTTGCTCTGCAATATCGGCATTGATCTGGGCTAACTCACCATTTTGTTGCATCTGTAATAGCTCTAGCTGAGCCTTAGCCTTTTGCTCTGGGTCTGGAAAGAACTTATCAACCAGTTTCATTCCAACATTTAGGATGGTATCTATACCGAACATAACTTTCTCCTTACGTCTTCATAATGTACGCAAGCGCATAGTACGGTGGCAGATTGGCGTTTGTACCAGATGATCCAGTAGCGTCCACAGTAGTTCCAACAGTAATACCTGTAAAAGCAGTTGATGTATTTCCTGGGGCATTAATACCTGGGCCAGAAAAAGCAGTGCTGCCAAAAATAAAACCATCTGCGTGAAAGTGTCCTGGATCAGTAACAGTAGAAGTAGCAGTATGGGTGTGGCTAACAACAATAGCATCCGCGGTACCGCCAGTTGCATTTACTGCATAAGTTGACCCAGCACCTACAATAAACCGATTACGTAAATCGGGAGTGCCGCTGCCGCCATCACACAAGACCCATCCACTTGGAATTGAGGCAATCGAGCCTGACCACATTAATATTACGCCAGCAGGAATAATTGACCGGACAAAAGCTGTAGTAGCAATAGTCGTGTTATTTGTTCCAACTGCTTGCGTTGTTCCTGTTGCGCCGCTTGCGACTGTGGTTGTTACCGTAGTAGCACTAGTAGCACTAGTAGCAGCGCCAACAGTTAAGGAGGCTGCAGTACCAGTAAGTCCAGTACCAGGGCCGGTAAACTGAGTAGACGCTGTAATAGTTGTGCCTGATACCGCACCAAAGATACCTGTAGCGCCTGATACGCTACCTAGTGAAGCTAAGTTACCACTAAAGTTACCTGTTGTTCCAGCTATGCTTGCCGCTGTACTCGCTCCAATTGTTGTACCGTTTATTGAACCGCCCGTAATAGCTACGGCGTTAGCGTTCTGAGTAGACATCGTACCCAAAGTACCCGCTATGCCCTGTACAAAAGCCGTGGTTGCAATCTGAGTTGTGTTAGTTCCGGCAACAGCTGTCGGCGCTGTCGGTGTGCCTGTAAAGGTTGGGCTTACAGAAGAAATAGAACCAGAGAATGTAGCGGTAGAAGCAGTTAAAGCACCTGTTAAAGATGTTGTTCCAGTAACAGATAGATTTCCGTTGATAACTTGATTGCCAAGGGATCCTGTTGTAGATGGAAAAAAGTTAGTGCCATCACAAAAAACAGAAGCTGTTGTGCCATTTGGGATTACCACGCCAGTACCCGATGAGCCAATAATCTGCACACCAAAGCCGCCAGTAGTCGTGTTACGAATGGTATAGGTCTTTTCAACTAAGGGGGCAATCAGGTTGCGCTGCTGAGATAGGGCGCCGGTTAGGACTAAAACTTGGTTCCGAGCCTCGTCTACCACACCGTTAAAGTTGGACATGGTGTAGTTCGCATCTACCATGCTAATTGTAATAACACCTGTTATTGCCTGCTCTAATAGGCCGCCAAGGTTGTTATTGGTAGTCTGGCCCCAGATACCGGACTGGTCTCCATCGCCGATTAACTCTAAGCGTAGGGTTGGGGAAAATGTACTTGCCATGGTTATTCCTTAACAATTTTGGTTTGAGTCAATATCGGTCCAGCTTGTACTTGTCGCATCATCAACATCCGACCAGTTTGGTGTTTGCGAATCGGGCAACGTATTATTACTTTGCCCAGATACATTTAAACTGCCAGCAAACGGCACACCACCAAATGTAAACGCGCCATATGCTGCTACTTCATTAACATTGATAGTGACTATGCCCCAGTCTGGGACTTGGTTATCGTTGATTTTAAACCAACCAAACGGACATTGGGAGTCTGTTATTGATAATAATTCCAGCACCGAGCCAATAAATGCCGCCTGAGCAGCCTGGGAATCCAATAAAGAAATCTGTTCAGCCACATTACCAACAAAGGCTACCAATACGTTTTGACTGTCGGTGACGGTTAAAGTCTCGCTAACATCCCCAAAAAACTGGAAGAATCCTTGTTGTGAGTCAGTTAGCGTCATACTCTCTGAAGTAGCGCCAACAAAAATAGCGGTGACATTCTGCAGGTCGGTAAGGGTTATGCTTTCACTGGTACTGCCCAAAAACTGAGCAGTTGCTGCTTCTGTGCTGGTTATAGTCAGGTTTTCAAGAACAGCAACCGGAAACGCCACATTACCTGTCTGGGCATCAACCAGCGTCATTGTCTCAGCTACATTACCAACAAAGGCAAATTGAGAGTTTTGTACGTCCGTTAAGGTTAATGTCTCTTGCTGCGCGCTTACGAATTGAGCTGTGACGTTTTGACTGTCAACTAAAGTGACGTCCTCTTCGGTAACAACAGAGTAGTTAACGTTGCCTGTTTGGGCGTCCGTTAAGGTCATACTTTCAGCTTGGATTGCTGAGAACTGCGCTGTGACAGTCTGGGTATCTGTAAGAGTTAGGCTTTCAACTTGCGATACAGCTGCAGCAAATTGAACATTCTGCGACTCTGTTAGTACTATTGTTTCGGAAACGACACCTTCTGCATACCCTAAAGCTGCAAATGGAGTTTGGGCAAAGGCATCGAATCCAAGTAACATTTATTGCACGGTTTCTACAACTTCAGCTTTTGGTTTAGCCAGGGAGTCTTTCAGCATTTTTAAAAATGCGTCTTTCCCTACTTGTAACTGCTGTGCTTGAAACTGCGTAGATGCAAGTTTACGGTCAAGGTCTAAACAATGATTTGTAAGCAAAGTCTGCTCTTCTGTAAAGTCGTTTGCATCATACTCAATACCATCAATCGTAATGGGTTTCGCTTGTTTTTCGCCCATGTCGTTCTCCTAAATACGCCAGCAAAGGGGGCTGCCGGCTTACCCTAAACTTACGGTTGCAGTTCGTTCATAATTGGCGCTGCTGGAGCAATTAAAGTAGCCCAAGGCAGTGGTGTGTTCTGTGGACTAACAGGTGGGTTTAAAATAGAGTCAATTTGACCTTGTACGCAATCCTGGTAGTTAGAGATGCCTTGCTCTCCCAGTGCGTCTTGTACCCAACCTAGTACGATTTCTTGTGTAAGCTGGTCGTATGGTATAAAGCTGGCGGGTTGCACAGAAGAATCAAACCGAGTATTGCCACCAATATATGCAGTAGCTTGTCCGTCAACTCCAGTTAAAGTCCAAATTACATTTGTTACGTAGTCTGGGTTTGGTGTGTTAACTGTAAACATATTGTTTACTGACCATGTATATGTTGTCATAATTATTTTCCTAGTTGTTTTTTAAGAGAATCTACTTCTTCTTTTAACTCTTGAATTGCTTTTACCAAGTATGGTACTAGATTTTGGTTAATTGCCAATAAGTCTTCACCACCAGTTAAGGCAACTTCTTTTCCTGTAGCTGTATGGGTAGTTACTTGATCTGGCAATACTTTTTGATACTCTTGTGCAATAAAGCCAGTATCGTGCTGACCAGTCAAAATGTAATCAAACTGTACTGGTCGCAGGGCTGTAATAATATCTAGACCACTTGCAACGTCAGTTACATTTTCTTTAATACGAATGTCAGAAGTAGTAGCCCAAGAAGCGCTGTTATTACCCTGATAAACTGAACCAGCAGCGCCAACGTTAATAAATCCAGTGTTATTTCCCTTACCAGTAATGTTTGGATTAGGCGAAAGAACCAACTCTTGAGAAGCGGCAGAAGATGATGCTGTAGAACCGTAACCAATATAGATGTTAAAACTACCTGTAGTTAGACCACCACCAGCACCTTGACCAATACCAATATTCCCAGAAGTGTTAGTAATTCCAGTTAAGCAACCATAACCAATACCAACATTATAGTTTCCAGTAGTAATGCCATTCATAGTAGCATAGCCCATTGCTACATTACCTACAGCGGTAGTTAAAGATGTAAGGGTTGCCTGACCCATTGCAACGTTATAGCTACCTGTTGTATTTGTTGCTAAAGAAGAAGCACCAAAAGCGTTGTTGTCTACTCCTGAAGTATTTGCCGCTAAAGCAGAAGCACCAAAAGCAGTGTTATTAGTTGCGGTGTTTGCATTTAGAGCGTTAAACCCCACTGCGGTATTACTTGCACCTGTTATATTTGTTGCTAAAGCACCTGCACCTACGGCAGTATTGGTTGTGCCAGTTGTATTTGCCGCTAAAGCAGAAGCGCCCAAAGCAGTGTTATTAGATGCGGTGTTTACAGTTAGAGCGGAAAATCCCACCGCGGTATTACTTGCACCAGTTGTATTTGTGGCTAAAGCAGTTGTTCCTACGGCAGTATTGTTTCCACCAGTTGTGTTGTCCCGTAATGCTTGAGAACCTACTGCTGTATTAAATCCAGTCGTATTAGCTCTTAAAGCAGAAAATCCAACTGCCGTGTTTTGATTACCAGTGCTTTGCGTAAACAGGGCTTCATAGCCAATAGCTGTACTAGTTGCCGAAGTAGTTACGGATGCCATAGCACTAACACCAAAAGCCGTATTTGTAGCAACAGCAGCAGCACCTTTACCGACAGTAAGGCCTGAAATAAGAGCATCTGTAGATACTTGTAGTCTTACTGTAGTTCCTGATGGATTTAAACCAATACCAACAAGACCATTGCCGTCAATGCGCATTCGTTCTGTATATACTTCAGAGCCTATTGAACCAGTAAGAGTAAAGAAAGTTAGACTTGAGCCAAGGTTTCCGATTATTCCACCGCCACCACTAGTGCTAATAAATTCTAAGTAATTAGATGTTCCGCCTGTAATTACTTGCTCTACTGCGCCACTTGCTGGAGAAACTGTTGTTCCTATTAATAAAGCACCGCTTGTATTAATTCGTATTCTCTCGCTGCCACCTGTCCAAAATGTTGTTGGCAAATATGTTCCTGTACCAGCAATATCAGAGCGAACTTGGACTGTAGTAGCATCTACTCGAAATAAACCATAAGAATAATTTACTAAATCAGATGAGCTATTTTGAACCTGTAACTGAGCTGTATTGCTTGCACCATTAGGTATAGCTAATAAAGTAGTGCCGCCATTTGTTGAATTTGTTTGAAAAATTACACGAGCTGTAGTAGTAAAATCTCCAGTAATTCTAGGGCCAGTACCGCCAAAAGTATAAGTGCCTGCTGCGTCAGCAGCAATCCGCAGTTTTTCTGTACCATTTGTGTGAAATGTAAGCGGTAAATAAGTACCAGTTCCTGTAATTCCAGCTTCTAAACGGCTTTCAGTATTGTTCACATAAAGTCGTGTAACCCCAGCATTTGTAGGGTCGGAGTTATTTGAAGCAATCCATTGGCTTAAAACACCTGTTCCATTTGGAAGTGCAAATATAGAAGTTGCGCCATTTGTCGTGCTAGTTTGAAACGCAGGTCTATTAGTAACGGTAGCATTAGACCAATCACCAATAATTCGTCTTGCAGAACCGTTAAAAGTCAGATTGCCATTTAGTCCAATATTAGAGGATCCACCAGCAATTACATAATCTGACTCATCTAAATTAACGGACTTCTCAGATGGATAAGTAACAAACACATCTTTAGTACCAGCAGGAAAGCTAACTTTACTACCGCCAGCAGAAGACGATAAAACTGTAGTACGAGCAAGTGTAGGACCAATAGAACTATACGTGCCAATTCCCACTTCCCAGTTACCGCCAGATTGATCTGAAATGGTGTAGTAAGTGGTGTTGCCGTTACCAATAACAGAGAATGCCTGAAAGCCGGTAACAGCTCCTAGTAAAGTAGCATCGTTAGTACCGGTGACAGTCGTAGTTTCTCTTACCCGATCATTTATGACTAGCGCCATAGTAAACCCCTAATTAAGCAGCTGTTGCGGTGTACGTTACAGATAATGTGTCGCCAGAAGTTACAGTCTTGGAACCGGCAGTAAAGTCACCAGCAGAGAACAAAGTACCAGTAGTAGAGTCTTTAGTAGCCGAGCCGCCAATGTTAATAAAGCAGCCAGCAACTGTGCCAGAGCCTGTCATTGCAAACACAACTGCGCTAGAAGTAGTCTTAGCACCACCAGAAGCAGCAGAGAATACTGGAGTCGGACGGTTGCCTGTGTAGGTAGGGGCATTAGTGCCACCAACTTCGTTCCATGTAGCGTGGCTTGCTTGAGTATCACCCACTGCAGCAGTACCAACGCCTTTTAAACCCATAACAACAGCGCCAGCGGCAGAGTTGCCAAGGATGGTGTCCATCGTTAGGTTCTTACCTACGGTAGTAACTAGGTTGTGGATGTCATCTTTCCACTT